TATAGTTAGAACCTTTACTAACCATTTCAATTGATGCTACTCTGCCACCATAAATTTTAGCGATACCTTTTGCCCCTGTGCCATCACCGACAATGGTAACTATTGGAACTGTGGTGTAGTTTATACCGCCATTTATAATATCAATTCTTTCGATACCAGAGTTTATCGACGGCACTTCTTCAAAGAATACCTTTCTTTCAATAAAGTTCGTATCAACAATAGTTACTGAAGGATAAGATGATATTGAGCTATTGAAATCGCCCTTCTTTATAGGCACACCATAATCAATCGTATAATTTTTTGATTGACTTAGAGTGATTGGAATTCTCTTTTGAAGTATGATCTTGATATCGGAACCAGTGATAGATTTTTCTGATTCTTGGATATATTGCTGTACTATCGACTTTTGAAAAGCGGACTTAAACTTACCAAGATAATCTGTCTTATAATCCTCAATTGCTGCAACCACAAAGCTTCTAATTTGGGCTGCTGAGTACTGAGTTAAGTTTGGATCATAGTATACGTATCCGCGAACAAAGATATAAGAATAAGACGGATCAACAATCTCAGGCAAAACAGTCAGGACGTTTCTATTTTCGATCAGACTATTCTTGATGTTTTCTTTTTCTAAGTTGCTAAGGAAAAAGTTTTCTTTGGTCTTCAGTGATAGGAATACTTTACCGTAAACGACTGGAACATTATCTTCACCGCCCCAAACAGCTACCGAATCTATATTTGGATAGTCTTTGGTGATTAAAGTTTCATAGTCATATATGGTAACAGCACGATTTTGTGCGGTATAAAAATATGGTGCGCGGTACTTGACCTGATCAATCGTTTCTTTTTCCGATCCAGAATATGTCGAGCTTGTCGATGTTATTATAACGTTATCATTATACAAACCACCAATGGTATTTGCTATGGTAAATCTTGATATTTTATTGCCGGCAGAACCCAGTGTATCGATATATGTGATATTGATTATATTGCCATTTTTAGGTCTTCTACCTATTACATTATCGCCAAAATAGACAGTGTATTCTCCCTTATCATTCTCTTCAATAAAATATACCGCAGAGTTTGGAGTAAGCTCGGTTAAATCCTGAGCAAGGTTATATGATATAGTTTCCGTATTAGAAGCGGACTCTTGAGTGGTAACAACTATAGTGGTTGTATCAATGTTTGCAGATGGTATATCAAATCTTCTTTTAGTATTTGAAGAGTCCATTATATATTGTCTGGTTACAACTTCGCCCTGCTTTATGGTAACATTGGAAAATACAAAAGAGTTGTCAACTTTCACAACTGTATTGGAATTTAAAGCAACGAAAGGATAGTTAATACCATCGATAGCCGAGCCTAAAAATCTTGAATATCTGTCTAGAGTAAGTACGGTAGTGCCTTGATCCTCGGATATTGAAGGAGTCACAGTAATATTGAGTTTAGTTTCTGAACCGTGAGAACTTTCTGGAACATAATTGATTAGTTTTGCGTGTGAAACGGTGGACTGCCTGATCTTTGATGAATCAAGAAACATTTCATTGCCAATCATATTCAAATAATAGGCGTTATAATGGGTGTTCAGGGCAAGAATATCCAATAAGACATTCATACCAGAACCCTCAAAATCATAATCCTGGAATCTGGTCTGATTCTTTAGAAAATCTTTAAGATTGTTCTTAATGCTATCAAAGTCAAGGTCTGCTATTACTATTGATGTATTGGCCGCCATCAGCGAATTCTTTCTAGAAATATTGTTGTTGTTACCGGTAAGTTTCTATTCAATATAATATATTGCATTCTAGCACTGTATCCATTATTATCCAAATCAAATACCACATCAACGTCTATCATTTCGACTCTAGGTTCATAATTTCGTATTACTTCCATAATAGCATTCTTTAAAAAGGTGGCTGTCAATGGAGTGGCATTCTCAAACAATAGTTTTAAAGCACCTGATCCAATTCCTGGTCTAAATGGCTTTTCATAAAAATTAGTTAGTATCAAGTTACGAACTGAACGCTTGATAGCGTCAGCTCCGGTCTTTATTAGAACATCACCAGTTGTTGGGTGTGGAAGAAAGTCCAAATCCAAGTCTGAATAATCTGATTGTCTTGATGTTACTATCGGTATTGCCATATTATTATTTATGTCTCTCTATTGGGGCTAGTAGGTTTCTTAAACGATACTTCAGTGGAATCGGCATCAGCGGAAGCGCCAGAAGCAAGTAGAATATTAGGCGCAGTATCGGAACCATCAACAGCAATTGATCCGCCTTTTAATGACAGTCTAGCTGAAGTTTGCAAGTTTAAGGCTGAATCAGACTTCATATGCATACTGCTGCCAGCTTCTATCATAAGCTTTCTTCCTGTTTTTATACCAATATTCTGTTTTGCTGCCATTACGATTGAATCCCCAGTAGAAGCAAGGGCTAAACCACCATCGGATGATAATGCAGTAGTTCCATGAGATGATATTTCCGATGATCCTTCCATCTTCATGGTCATATCCTTAGCTGTCATATGATAATCACCACGGATAGTTTGATTTAAATTCTTTGTTGTCATGTTCATATCGCCGTGAACAGTCATATTATAGTTGCCCTTAACTGTCACATCATAATCTTTATCCACACTCAAACTAGCCGAACCTTCTACGGTAACGTCATATGCGCCTGTAATAAGCATTCTATTCTCACCAAATACAACATTATATTGACCATTCTGTGAGGTAAATACTATTTTACCATCTGGTGTGAATTGGATAACAGATCCGCTTCTGTGCTGAAGAGTGACATGTTCACTGCCCTTGGTGTCATCCATCATCATTACATGACCTGATCTGGTCTTCTTAATATAGTAATTTGGATATTCACCACCGGATTCTCTTGCATCTGGCGGTGTGCTATAAGATTTTGGAGTTTGTCCTACTGGATTACCCGCTGGTGTATATTCTGGCATTATATTTCCTTTTTCACTTAAACATAGGTAAACTTAAAAGATTTACGCCTGTTCCAATTGCTCTGCTTAGATTATTTAAATTCTCTCTGGATTTAGTACCAGGGGCAATAACACCTTCCATCATATTCTTAGCATTAGTTTGTTTATCTGGTGGCAATCTATCAAATAGAGAAGACATAACAGATGCAGAACTGCCAAACATATTAGTTAAAGAGCCGCTTGGAAATCCAGCTCCAGAAGTCATCAGGCTAGAAAAAGCATCAATCGCTTTCTGCACAGGTTCTGGAGTTTCATTAACCATCTGTCCAGTAGGCGATAAACTCATCTTTATCACACCAAAGGCTGTCGGAATATCAAATGAGGCACTACCTAGTTTATCTAGACCAAATAATGAGGCGTCATATTGGAGGCGCTTCACATTTTCGACAACTTCACCCAATGATTGATTGCCCTTTAATAGATTAGTAGCATTAGTCAAGAATGTTGTGGGATCGACTTTGCCCATGGTATTGAATCCACCGCTCTCATTAACTTCCATTGATTGCATAAGATTAAACATGCTTTGAGTGCCCTGAGCAATTTCAACTGGCATGGATGATAATATCTCATCAAGTGCGGAAGATGTGAGAGATGTTAGTAGGTTTCCTAAAGAAAAGTTGGTACCTGGTAATGCTGCCATCATACTACCAGTAATGATATTACTAAATGACTGAGTTGCGGTAGATATACCTGTGATTTGTTTTTGTATTAATCCTGCAAGAGGATACATTGAACCGGAAGATGGTATTCCTCTTAATAGATCGTGCTTATGTTCAAAACCTTTTTCTTGAACTATACGTACTCTTGCACCACCTATAACTGTTTCTTTTACATTTGGTGCTGGTAATACTCCAATTGTTGTGGCAAATGCTTCAACCAATGCATTTAAAGTATTTAAATTAGAATTTTGAGGGCTACCACCGTCTTGTCTGGTAGGTTGAAGACATCCTATAACCACAAGACTACTCGCTCCGTCTGGTTCTTTTGTTCTCATGCATACGAGAGCTTGACCCGGATCAACACAGCCATTAAACTCAGTAGCTCCTCCTTGATTTGGCTGCATCATAACTGGAGAATATCCTATATGTTCTTTTGATACGCCATTACCCATGTGATGCGCTTGATAAACTCTTATTCCACCATCTTGATTTGGCGCTGGATCTCCTTGATGCCCACCGACACAATATCCTATTGTGAAATTGCTTTCCGAAGCATTATTAAGGTGTCTACTTATCATACTATTCCTTGTCCCGCAGTTTGTGCCACGCAATCCATTGTTGTTGTCGAAAGACCGCCTCTTTTTATTGTGTGTACCAGATTAACGATTAAATATGTACCGGTGCCATATAATCTAGATACGCTAGGATCAAAGGTATCCGTACCTTTTCTGTACAAATCGATCTTGATTAACTTGCCCACATTTAATTCAGGATTCCATGGCACAGTTAATTTTAGAGCTACCTTGTCTTGTTCTAATAGAGACATTCTAGCTTGTCTTTTGAGCAGATATTTTTCCACATCAAATCGGCACTGATCCTGAGCTTTTTCTGTCCCGTAGTTTGTTACAGCGATCTTACCAACGCCTCCGCCAATACCACATCCCATTGACTGATTACCCAGAAGACTATTGGTACCGGAGCTAAGATTAACTGTAATAAGACTATTAATAAATTTACCATCAGTATCTATGCCATTTAAAATATCGGATAATAAATCAAAATCACAGGGGAAAGAATATTGCATTATACTATACGGATTACCATATCCAGACGCTGTTCCTGTTTCTGAGAATAGAAATGGTCTACTAAACACAGGTGATTGCTTTGATAAGCTTGATACTGATCTGAATTTATGAGTGCCTAAATCCTCGTATGTCATATAATGAACAAAAGAGGGGTCATCACCAGAAGCTAAGGCTGCATTGGCTTGATGAGTTACGACCTGAAATGGATGGATATTCTCTGCTATGTAATCTCTGTTAGGTCCAGAGTTTTCAACCTCAAGTCTTTTTGCGCCTGCACACGACTGCAAGACCTCGGATACAATATCGGAAGGGGATGTGCATCTCCAAGACTTACTTACCAGAGACCTGGCATCATTTAATAGGGTATCATCACAAGCGTGTATGCGGAATCTCTCATTATTATTATTTACCAACTCTCTTTTATCAAGTCTGTAAACTCTTTGTTCCACCTGAAGAGTGGACTGCATATCAAAGTATTCTAAGAGAGGTCTTTCAATGCCAATTTTTATTATTTTATTCTTGTAATCATCGAAGTTCTTCGGCGGTAGAGCATTACCCTTATCATCGGAAGACACATGGAGAAAGCTATCAACTAATACCGATGTTTGAAGACCCGGAGTCAATAGACTTTCAGCCAACGTTATTTCACGTACCGTTAAATCTCTAGTATTTTCTACTTTAACACCATCGATTAAAACTACGAATTTTACTTCATATTGTTCTATCGTTGGTACTTCAACATTTACCATATCTTAAGACACTTTTCTAAGGAATATAGGCTCTGAGGTATTTGTCAGGGCATTAAATTCGGTAACGATTTGGTTATAATATTCTTTTTTAGGAATGCGGATAGTTCTTTTCTGTTCATTTAGTTCGTCTTCATAGTCATAATAAGTTACAAAATTGCGGTATATTGTCTGGATAATAGTCTGCCCACCTACTGAGAGATTTATTGGAGTGACGTCTTGTTCATCAGCAAGATCATCATAATAATCGTGTGGCACATCGAGGGCATTATTGGTCAACTTTGTCTTATTGATAACAAATCTTTTTTCCGTAGTTACCCGAGCTGTCAAATTTTCTTGTTTTATTACCTTCTCATAATGGTGCACAGAAGCATCATTTGTTAAATCTTGAGTCCAAGCAATAACCTGATAGTCTTCTAATGGTGGTCCTAAATCGGCTTCTGCCATAGAACGATATTTATCCGCGATATACTTATTAAACACATTGGTGGTCATTGGCCAATCAAACTGAGGATCCAGGATCTCGTTGGCATATAGAATAATCCAGTGAGCTTCGGAATCGCCATATATCTTATTGGCTAATATATCTGGAGTATCGCCATCTCTTATAACATATTCGGTGTACGCTGTCTTTTTATCCAAAGCGTCACGAATAAAAGCTGTTCGGAATAAAATATCTCTTACGATCTGATAGTCTGGATATTTTTTACCAGACATACTGTATGATATTGCGGGAAACTTATCAAAAAATCTAGCCATTCTTAGAATCCTTGTAGAACGCGGCGTTTATGTAGAGGTTCAACTTCTCTAACACCCAAGCTCAGTCTAGCCATGACTGGATATCCGGTAGAGAATGTTGAATATACGCCAGTTGGAGCATAATCTACTTCAATTCTATCGACAACGCATGTATTTATTCTAGGTATTAATATATTTTCAACGCCTTTATTAAAGAACGTGAAGTCGAACTCGGCTGGTGGAATATAGGTAAATCCTGCGGTATTCTCATCAAGTTCTGGAACAGAGTGAAATCTAAGCGTATCTATAATATTTTTCATACTTTCAGATTCAATCTGATTCCTCGGAGCTAAAAGAAACTCAAATACGAATTGGCGGAGATGTGTGCGAGAAAAGATGACTTCGACTCTAGGATTAATTGGATGCCCTAGCATTCCACCGAGAGTAGATGCGGCACCTGTAAATCCTGATACTAAACCAGATAAAGCTCTACCAACACCTTCGCCTGCCAAGCCACCAACAAAACCAGCCGCGCCCGTAGCAATTGAACTTCCAAGGGCAGTCAAGCTAATTTCTGCATATTCATTCGTTGTTGTATACATCATAGGAGTAGGCATGAATATAGCTATGGATTCTGCTATACGGCGAGTATATCTGGGTATAGAAAATGCCTCTGTGGTTAATCCAGGTCCAACGTTTTCAGCATTGCCATATCTTAAAGCATCAACTTTAGAATATTCTCTATCTAATACAGTTTGACCAGCACGATAGGAACTACGCTGTTGACCTCCGCTTCCTGTAGCCGTAACAGGGACATTTATATTGATTACCATATAGTGACCAAAATAATCATTACCTAGATCCGCTGGGAATGTTCGGTATCTAAAATCGTATTGAGACTGCCCTAAGCTATTATCACCTATTTGATAGCCGCCAAGTATATTGGCAATTCTTTGCCCTGTTTCAGGAACTACAGCTTCTATGGCTCTTCTACCGTCTTGATACATTCTTAAAAAAAAGTCGTTAAAGTCTGTCATTTGTTTCCCTGAAATTGTTTTCTATATATTTATATGAAAACTTACAAGGGCCGATATAGCCCAAAGCACCCGGAAAAATATAAAGGTGACCCAACGGGAATCATATACCGTTCTTTATGGGAACGAAAGCTTATGGTTTACCTAGATGAGAACAAATCGATTATTCAGTGGTCATCAGAGGAAATAGCAATACCATACATATCACCACTGGATAACAGATACCACAGATATTTCCCTGATTTCTATATAAAGGCTATCGATAAGAATGGTAATATTGTAGAACAACTATTGGAAGTAAAGCCCAAGAAAGAAACAACTGAACCCAAGAAAAAGAAGCGTATTACCAAACAGTATATTACTGAGGTAACTACATGGGGTAAGAATCAAGCTAAATGGAAAGCTGCTGAAGAATACTGTCTGGACAGGGGATGGCAGTTCAAGCTTATCACTGAGAAAGAATTAGGTATTAAATAGTATTATTCATTCATACAGCACATAGCCATTATATAGTCATGTCAAGTGGTTGTCAAGTGAAATAAATACAATTATGGCAAAGTATAATAAAAACGAAATACAGACTTGGTTAACCGGTAAAGCAACATCCGCTGTTGGTTATCGCAAGAAAATCATGTCAAATCAGGACCGAAAGAGAGAAAATGCCTCTATAGGCAGAATGTACTTTTTTTGGTATGATCCAAAGAATAAACAAACTCTCCCCATATATGATAGATTTCCACTTGTTTTCCCCATAGAGAGATATCCAGACGGTTTTCTAGGTCTGAATATGCATTATCTATCTTTTAGAGAAAGAAAATACCTTCTTGATCAGTTGATGAAATATCGTTCAAATGCAAAGATGAATGAAACGACTAGGCTTAGATTAACATATGACTTATTGGCTAGTGCTAAAAAGACTTCGGCCACTATGAGACCCTGTATAAAACGATATCTTTATACACAGGTCAGATCACAATTTGTGGAGATAACTGCGGATGAATGGGACAAAGCACTAGAATTGCCTGTAGCAGTATGGGTTTCACAAGGATAAAAAATGGCAAGTTTTAAAATAGATAATCAACCAACAAATTTAAGAATGTCGGACTTCTACGCATACTCTAGTGCGTATCAAAGTCTGGCCAAATCATCACGATTTGCTGTTCGCATAGTGCCTTCTGGAAATAATTCAATATTGAGAAGACTGGGATACACCGCTTTTATGAGAGATTTCACATATCTGTGTGAATCCGCTGAATTCCCTGGTCGCGGTTTTATGAATGCGGATGTTAAGGGATATCATGGACCAGACTTTAAAGTACCATACCAGACAGAATATCAAGAGACCGCCATGTCATTCATATGTCGTGCGGAATCTTATGAAAGACAATTCTTTGATGATTGGATGGAAATAATAAATCCTACCAGCACATTCGATTTTTCCTATAAAGACGATTATGTATGCGAAATCGAGATGTTTCAATTTGCTGAAGGTGGTAGAAGAACGACAACAGAACCGGGTAGAGAAGATAGTTTTCCTTCTCCAACAACTAATGAATTTACGGAACCGTTAGCAACATATGCATGGACTTTTCACAATGCATATCCAGTCCTTGTCAATCCACAGCCGGTAACATGGGCAGATGATAACTTTCAAAGACTGGCTGTAAACTTCACATTTACAAAGTGGACCAGAAAGAATAGAGATCCTAAATCAGGAACATATTCACTAGCAACAGGTGTTGGTACTGGCAATACTCAAGAAGAGGGTCAAGGCAGAGGTCCATTTGAGATTAATATACCCGGCGGTGATCTGCCAACTGGTTAGTGATAATATTTAATTATAAAGGATGATAATGAATGACTTTACCGAAAATTGATGTGCCAACATATGATATTGTTTTACCATCAAATGGCAAGAGTGTTAGGATTAGACCATTTCTTGTGAAAGAAGAGAAGATTTTGCTTATGGCAGTGGAATCAAAAGACAATGAAAATATAGTCAAAACGACAAAACAGATAATCAATAACTGTGTGATATCGGATAATGTTGATGTTGAAAAGCTACCATTTTTTGATATCGATTACATATTCATTGCCTTGAGAGCTAAGTCCATAGGTGAAAATATCGAAATGTCCTATACATGTAATAATGTTACACCTGAAGGTAATAAATGCGGTGGTACATTTAAGGCAGAAATAGACGTTTCAAACTGTGTTATACAAAAAAATGATAATATCAGTATGGATATTAAGTTGAACGATACTTTAAGCATTAAGATGAAATATCCGACATATACCGTTATGAAAGAGATAATGGATAGTGAATCCACATTTGAAAAGAAAATACGTGTAATATGCAATTGTGTGGACAGAGTTGTTAATGGTGATAAGGTGTACACAACGAAAGATTTCAGTAAAGAAGAGTTAAAAGATTTCATTGAGGCACTGACACAGGAACAATATAAGAAGCTGGAAGAGTTTGCAGATAACTTACCCAACTTCTATATCTCAGCAAAATCGATTTGCCCTAAATGCAAGTATGAGCATAATATCAAATATACGGATTTTACTCGTTTTTTTCAATAATGCTTGGCCACGATACTTTGATGAACTATTTTAAAACCAATTTTGCTTTAATGCAACATCACAAGTATAGTCTTACGGAACTAGAAAATATGATACCTTGGGAAAGATTTATATATGTTGATTTACTCAAGGAACATATAAAAGAACAAGACCAAAAGATGCGCGACCAAGCAGCAACAATTAAGAAGAGAAGATAAATGGCATTTAATCTTGAGAACATGACAGTTAGCTACAGAAGCTTACTAAAGTTGGTACCTACTCAAAGAACTCAACTAGCACAGAGCGGGTCTATCAACGACATAATATCCGCTTTGTCGCCTGGTCAGCTGGTCAATTTGTTCCCAAGATATTATAGAGATCAGTTGCCGGATGTTGGTAAAACCAATCAATATTCAGCAAAACTAGACGTTGCCTTATCAGGGGGTTCTAAACTGGCGCCAACTAGGTCTGGAGCAATAACAACATATGGCAATGTTCCTGCAGGCGGTGGTGGTAGTAGTAGTAGAAAAGCTTTAACAGCCGAAGAAAAAGCAGTCCAAGAGATTTTCCAAAAAGCTTTCCCTAATCAGGTCGGTTCCGAAGCAACCTCTGGTCTAATTGATAGTAGTGGTCGTGTAATAAGCACCGCTTCTACCAGTATGTCACCACAAGAAAGAGCCTTGCTTGATACGATTGCTCATGGTGAAAGCCCTAACTATAATACTATTGTAGATGGAGAATCTTTCAGTGATTTTTCCGATCATCCTCGTCAATTTGGTAAGGTGCATACAGACAGTACAGCAGCTGGCCGTTATCAGTTTACTAAAACAACATGGGATGGCACTGTGTTGGAATATAATAAAAGATATCCAGATAATCCAATAACTGATTTTAGCCCAGAAAATCAAGACAGAGCGGCATTATATCTTGCTCAAAAAGACTATCGTGAAAGAACGGGTAGAGACCTTCAAGCAGATTTAAATAGCCCTCCTGCAAATTTTGGTGAACTACTCAAAGTTGGTCTTGGAGGTAGTGGTGAGTATACTACTTGGCAAGCTTTCCAAAAAATGACTGATGATAAGATTCAAGACCTATTTGAATCCAACTATGAAAGAAATATTGGATATGTAAAAGAAATTGAAACCGCTGCAGGTCAGATACAGGATATTGAATCTGCTGTTGCTAAATTTGATCCTTCAATGTTGTCTCAACTAGACCAAAGACTTCAAAATTGGTACAGTACAGCTTCGGACACACAGAAGAAAAAGTTTGAGACAGCAATAGAAAAGCTAGGCACAGAAAAATTTAACGAAGTAATGAAAAGTCAGCCAATCAATTCTCCTACTCTACAAGCCGTAGCAGTCTCTTCCGATGAAAGTCGCGTTATTGAGCAACAGGAAGGTTTTAGAAGTTCCCCTATTAAACCCGAATTACGTAATCAGCTAGAGTATGCTGCTGAACAATCTGGTTTATATGTTAAAGTCTTCTCAGGTGGTCAAACAGAAGAACAACAAGCAGCTTTTACTGCATATAGATTAAGTCGAGGCGAAAAACCTCCTGCGAATAGACACGATGTAGAAAATCCAGATATTCCTGGAGCAGCCGATGTTAATCTAGCATTTAAAGATAGTAATGGCAACGAAGTAATTCTAGACCAAAGCAATCCAGATCACTGGCCAATGATTGCCGAGTTTACAAAAAATCATGCAAGAGTAACAGAAGGCGCAGGTGTTGGTGGTTGGTCGCCAAATGATCCTTATATGGGCAAGAATGCGATTCATTATGGTGGACCTAACAAGAAAGGCGGTGCTGCCCTAGCATATCAAGGAATGGATTATTTGAAACAGGCACATGCTGAGGGTGTTGCACTTAGAGAACAAGACAAGAAGAATGGTTATGATGCTCTTGCTGAGTGGCAAAAGAAAAAGAAAGAAGAGCAAGAACGAAGAATAAAAGAAGAGGCTGCTGCACAAGCGCAAGGAAGTCCAGTTAGTGCAACTGCTGCTGCTATAGAACCAAATACAGTACCAGCACCATCATATGCTGACGGTGGCAAATTCAAAGTTCCTCCAAAGGAAGATATTGTTGCCAAAAGTCTTACAACAGGCGAAGATGTGTTTTATGCCAATAGTGGTGAGAATATCAAAATTACACCACCTGGTACGATAGAAAACAAACAACAGATGCCCGCTACTACTCAGGAAGATGTGAAAAATTTAGAGACGCCTACACAGGCAACCAATACTCAAAAACAACCTGTTTATAGAGATAATCCAGATCCTGACTTACATAGTCAAGTTACAGGAAGTTACTATGTTCCTCCCTCTCAGCTAAGAGCAACAAATAGAGCAAAACTACAGGGTGATGATAGTTCTTCAATGATCAACAACCACTTCTCATAATAAAAAAGGGCAGCCGCGAAGCTGCCCTTTCCACTCTCACGTTGCTATTATTCGTCTGCAAGACCCTTGAAGTAGTTAAGGTCTTCGTCCTCAGTATCAAATGGCACATCATCGGCAACAGACTTACGAGCCTTTGCAGCCTCGAAGTTTGGCTTTTGAGTAACAGAATCGGTGATCTGATCCTTGACAGGAGCATCAGCCGAACCGAGAGTTGCGCCAAGGACATCCTCGAGCTTCCGCTTGAGTTCGTCGTATGACTTGAAGTTCTTAGGATCCAGAACTTCCTTGAGAGAATGCTCGGACTTCCAAATCTTCTCAAGCTCTGCGTCATCATCAAGCAGAGGACCAGGAGTGTCAAACGATGAGGTATCGTAGTTGACATAACCAGCGACCATCTTAGAACGGAGCTTGAAGTTAGCACCAGACCAGAAGTCGAACGGGTTGAGCGGCTTGTCGCCTTCATACTCGGGATTCATTGCTGAGGTAAGCTTGTCGAAAATCTTCTTGCCGAACTTGTATAAGAAGACCTTGCCCTCGTTAGCCGGATTAGCAGGATCCTTCACCACATAGATGTTAGCGACATAGTGAAGACGGCGCTTCTGCTCACGGGCTTGCTTACGCTGCCATGAGTTTTCATCGCTTGAAGCATTCCAAAGTTGAGA